AAAAAAAATAAGGAGAACTTATGAAAAAAGCAATGAAAAAAGGTGGCGGAATAGCTCAAAAAGGAATGGGTGCAGCTTATAAAAAAGGCGGCATGACCAAAGCTAGAGCGGGTAAGATGATGAACCTTAAAATGGTTAAAAAGAAAAAGAAAAAATAAATGTCAGTTAGGTTAACTGATAAAATTGCTCAGTTAAGAGGAGAAACCATGATTACCAAAAAAGGTAAAAAAATCATGAAAGCCATGAAAGAAAAATATGGCTCTAAAAAAGGCGAGCAAGTCTTTTATGCTTCTAAAAACAAAGGAACGATAACAGGTGTCGAAAAAGGCAAAAAGAAAAAATCTAAGAAAAAGTCTTAGTGGCGGGAAGAGATTTGGGCCTCCTCCAAAAAGGGGGCCTAATCCTGATGGTATAGACGTTCCATTGAAAACCAAGTATATTTAATATTATGCCTGAAAAGAAAACTAAAAAGAAATCTAAAATGGAAAAAGATATAGAAATATATCAAAACGACGTAACTGTTCAACCAGATCCAAGAATGTTTGAACAAGAAGATCAAACTATCAGTTATGAAGAACCTGAAGGAAAACAAGCTGGTGGAATGAGTTGTCCTTACAGAAGAAAAGGTGCGAAATCTAATATTCAAGGTGTTAAAGATATTCAACTTAAGGGCGGAAAATTTATAGGATGTAAGTAATGCTTGCAGCATTAGGAACTATAGCACCATTAGCTAAAATGCTTTTCTCTACTGTAGATAAAGCTATCCCCGATAAAGATTTAGCAGAAAAATTAAAAGCTCAACTGAATACTCAACTTCTTCAATCCAGCACAGAAGAATTAAAAGCAGCTGCAGCTATTGTAGAAGCAGAAGCAAAATCCAATTGGTTTGTTTCTAGTTGGAGACCGTTGTTGATGTATGTATTAATTTTTATTTTAGTTTGGAATTATATATTTGGTCCTATTATAAAAATATTTTCTGGAGCAGTGATTACTTTTGAATTACCTGGTGATGTTTGGACCTTACTCAACATTGGTTTGGGTGGTTATGTGGTGGGTCGATCAGGTGAAAGTATTGCAAGAACTTTAGCGAGTAAACAAAACAAATGAAAGAACGATTAAAAGATTTGATAGCGAAAAACTATCAGGAAAAGAAAATAGACGAGAGTAATAAACTTCTTTTGAAAAATAGAAAAGAAGTTGATATTAATGCTCATGGAACTTCTGGATACAAAATCAAACAGGGTACCAATGAAGGCAAAATAGTAGGTCATATAAGCATAAAACCTAAAGATATTTAACCTTGTATTAAAGCAAAAACCTGTTATTCACTACTTCATGGTAGAAGTTATTCAGCATATTTTAAAACGAATCATCCAACCTAAAATGGAGTCTTTGAAAGAAAACATCATATCTGGTGTTGACACACACGACAAATACCAATATCTTGTGGGTCAATACAGATCGTTAAATGATCTGCAACAGGACCTTAGGGAACTGCTTAAGAAACAGGAGATGTTCGATGACGAAGACAAGTAACGAAGAAGTACCAAAGCACAAAAATGCTTTGTTAGATTTATATGCTTCTAAAGAAGAAATTGAAGAGAGATTTTTAGACCCTTCTAAACTTACGACAAGCTTAAAAGAAAGACTTCCTCAACCAACAGGTTGGAGAGTTTTAGTGATGCCGTGGTCGGGTCCTAAAAAAACAGCAGGTGGAATTATTCTACCTGACAACAGTCATGAAGCTATTGCTGTAGCAACTACAACAGCCTATGTTATCAAGACTGGACCACTCGCTTATGCGGATAAAGAAAAATTTCCAAATGGGCCGTGGTGTAAAGATGGAGACTGGGTAATGTTTGGTCGTTACGCAGGATCTAGATTTAAAATCGAAGGTGGGGAACTTCGCATATTAAACGATGATGAAATCATCGCAACCATACTTGACCCTAGGGACGTTAAGCATGCATTATAAATAGGAGGACGTAATGTCAGAAAAACAGGAGCTAGAAAAAATCAACGAAGACGGCACAGCTGTTGTCGATGTTGAAGCAAAAGAAGAGGAACAACAAGAACAAGTTTCTATTGAACCTCAAGGAACAGCCGTACAACAGGAAGCGGTTGATGTAGAACAAGAACAAGAAGAAACTCAAGATAATAATCAAGACGACGGTGATGATCTCGTTGGTTACTCTGAAAAAGTAAGAGCAAGAATTAATAAACTTACTTTTGATAAAAGAGAAGCTGAAAGATTAGCGCGTGGTGCTGTCGAACATGCAAAAGGTGTTCAACGAAAATTATCGGAGTTTGAAAAAAGATATTCCGTTTTAGAGGATACTCAGTTTAAAGAGATGGCCGCTAGAATTGATGCTCAAACTTTAGCTGTAAAAGAAAATCTTAGAAAAGCTCATCAAGAACAGGACTTTGATAAGATTATGGAATCTCAGTCTCAATTGACGGAGCTTGCAGTACAGAAGGAAAGAGCAAAGATTCAAGCTGAACAAAGGAAGTTTGAACAAGAAGTTCAGGCGGAAAGAGCTGAAACTCCACAAGAACAACCTATCGATTATGGTCAACAATTACCACAACCTAGTGCTAAAGCATCTGCTTGGGCATCTAAAAATGAATGGTTTGGTAATGATGAGGTTATGACTCAAGCTGCTTACAGCATCCATAATCAATTAATCCAACAGGGGGTTGATCCTGAGAGTGATGCGTACTATAATACAGTTGATAAACAATTGAGAGATTATTTCCCTCAAAGGTTTGCAAAAAAACAGGAGCGATCGAAACCCGTCCAAACGGTAGCACCTGCAGGAAGAACAAACTCTGGACGCAGAACTGTCAGACTGACCAAACGGCAAGTCGAAATGGCAAAGAGATTAAATGTGCCGCTAACCGAATACGCGAAGTATGTAAAGGAAGGAGCTTAATATGTCCGACGATAAAAGAAATTCGCGCAGCTCACAGGAAAGAAAAACTCAAGAAAGAGTTAAACCGTGGGCTCCCCCATCATCTTTAGATGCACCTAAACCACCTGAGGGTTTTATACACCGATGGTTAAGAGCGGAAATCGCTGGGTTTGAAGATACCGCTAACATTTCAAAACGTTTGAGAGAAGGTTATGAATTAGTTAGAGGTGACGAATTAAAACCAGGAGATGCGCATTATCCAATTTACGGTGAACAATCTAAGTGGAAAGGATACATTGGAGTTGGTGGCCTTGTGCTGGCAAGGATACCTTTAGAGATCGCTGAAAGCCGTGCAGAGTATTTTAAAAAATTAACTCAAGATCAGATTAACGCGGTAGACAATGACCTTATGAAGGAACAGAACCCTGCGATGCCTATTAATATTAATAGACAATCGAAGGTAAGCTTTGGAGGCGGTAGAAAATAGGTTCTACGTTTCCATTTAACTTAAACTGTTAACTTAAAGGAAAAAAACATGGCTAACACAGCAGAAAAGTTTGGTCTAAGACCATACCGATCTATAAATGGTGCAGCATGGAATAACGCGCAGAATAGATATACTATTTCTGACAACAACTCTACAGCTATCTACCAAGGTGATTTAGTTATCGCTGAAGCAGATGGTGAAATTAGTAGACACGTTGCTGGAAACAGTGCAGCTATCATTGGTGTATTCAATGGTTGTACTTATACAGATCCAACTTCTAAGAAGCCCGTGTTTTCAAACTACTATCCAGGTTCAGTCAACGTATCTGACATTGTTGCATACGTTGTAGATGATCCTGACACAGTGTTTTTGATCAACGCGGACCAGTCATTTGCAAGAACAGATGTTTTCGCAAACTACTCAGTAGATGGCGGAACTGGAAATACTAAAACTGGTATTTCTGAAGTTCAGCTTGACGTGAGTACAGCAGACACTTTGAACTATTTAGCGCTACAAGCGATTGATATTTCTCAGGACCCTGCGAACAGCGATCAAACAGCTACAAATACAAATGTACTTGTAAGAATAAACAACCACTTCTACAAAGGTGGTACAACAGGTCTAACTACATAATAGGAGAAAATAATTATGGCTATATCACGACAACAACTAGCTAAAGAGCTAGAGCCAGGTTTAAATGCCCTATTTGGCCTGGAATATGCGAGATACGATAACGAACACGCAGAAATCTTCGTTACTGAATCATCAGACAGAGCGTTTGAAGAAGAAGTAATGCTATCAGGTTTCGCTAATGCACCAACTAAACAAGAAGGTGCTGCGGTAGTATTCGATCAAGCTAACGAAGCATTTACTGCTAGATACACACACGAGACTGTCGCTCTTGCTTTTGCAATTACTGAAGAAGCAATTGAAGACAACTTGTATGACAGACTAGCTGGTAGATATACTAGAGCGTTAGCGAGATCTATGTCTCATACTAAACAAGTTAAAGCAGCAGCAGTGTTAAACAATGCGCAAATTACTACTGTATTAGGTGGTGATGGTGTGCCGTTAATTTCGGCTTCACACCCATTATCAAACGGTGGTACTTTTTCAAACGTTTTAGCAACTGCAGCAGACTTAAACGAAACTTCATTAGAGCAAATGTTAATTGACATTGCTGGTTTCGTTGACGAAAGAGGTTTAAGAATCGCTGCTCAAGGTAGAAAAATGATAATTCCAAAAGAATTACAATTTACTGCTGAGAGAATCTTAAAATCTCCTTTGAGAGTCGGCACAGCTGATAACGATATCAACGCTATGGCTAACATGGGTATGGTTCCAGAAGGTTATAGAGTAAATCACTTCTTAACAGATACTGATTCATTCTTCTTACTAACTGACGTGCCTAACGGCTTCAAACACTTTGAAAGATCGCCAATTAGAACTGCGATCGAAGGTGACTTTGATACTGGTAATGTTAGATTTAAAGCTAGAGAAAGATACTCTTTTGGATTCTCTGATCCAAGATGTGTATTCGGTAACGGAAACTTACCAACTAGCTAATAGCTAATATTAGTTAATAATTGGGGCGGTGTATTTTACATCGCCCCTTTTTTTATGTATAATACCATTCTGAACATAATTTATATTTGACACAGACTGAGTTCAGCAGACGGCCTAGAGACTGTGTTGAATCAACTAGGAGAAAATACTATGGCTTCAACAACTTTTTCAGGTCCAATTAAGGCTGGAAATATTTTAAACACTACAGGGACTACACTTGGAACTAACGTTAAAAACGTTGGTCAAGTTGTAATGTCTCAATCAGCAGCAATTACACAATCTACAACTGCAGCTGCTACAGGAATTGTAATTCCTGCTAACAGTCAGATTTTAGAGGCAACTGTTTTTGTTACTACTGCATTTGACAATTCTGCAACTTTAAACATTGGTACTTCAGCTACATCAACTGAATTAGCAACTGCTGTTGCAGTGTCTACTATCAACACAATTAAATTAGCATCTCAAGCAACTATCACTGATGCTGATGCTTGGGTTGATGTAGGAGCTACAGATGTTGAAATTTATGTTGATTCAAGTGCGACTACTGCTGATGTAGGTAGAGGTATCTTGACTGTAACATACGTTCAAAATAACAACTTAGCTTAATTAAAAATTAGTGGCTCCTTCGGGAGCCACAAACTTAGGAGATTAAAATGGGAATGAAAAGCGACATACAGGCTACAAGAACTAACGCAGCTCCAGGAGCAACTGCTGTTATTTCTGGTCCTATTAGAGTTCGTGCAATTTCTGTTGCTTCAAGTGGTGGAGGAGATGGTTTTTTAGAATTAACTACAACTTCAAACGCTGGAACAACTTTATTAGCAGTGGACGTTCCTTCTGGAGATGTTATTAATTTAAATTTACCTGAAGATGGAATTTTATTTCCAGCAGGGGTTTTTATTAAGACAAAACAAAATCTAACTGCGTTTACATTATTTACTGATGTATACAACGCACCAGGTTTAACTGGCCAGAATGGATAATTATACTGCTCAGCTTTTGGGATTT